ACTTCTCCATCATTCGTTTCACGATGGACGGAGCGAACAAGGACCTTCCGTTGTTCATTCCAGTGATACAAGAGGGCACGGGGCAAGTCAATGTTAATCTTACGGTTTATTCTATGGCGGTAGGTTTCCAGCAGACCTTCACCGACAACGCCGCAAACCAGTATGTTCTGACCGCCGCTCCAACTCCCCGCTTCATTCAGTATGCTCCCGAAACGGAGAATGCGATAGTGGCTCCCACTCCCCGCACAATGGCGAACAACCAGTTCCAAGGCGTCTATGATAACACCATCGGATACCAGTTGGGACAGATTGTAACACTGGGCGGCATCAATGTAGCCTATGGCTCATACTTGAGCGGACCATTCTACCAGCCTATCACGCCTCAAGCGTGGAATGGTCGTGCGAACTACCCAGCGGGTTCGGCGGTCCAATACAATGGTCAGTTCTACTACAATAGCGTCGCCGTCCCGCCTCCCGCCTTTTCGGCACCGCAGAACCCTACGCCCGATTTGGGTGGTTCGTGGGTCGCTGGAACGCCCGTGTTTGGAACGGCGTTCTTCTTGCCCGTCGCCCAGTCGCCTTATTGGGTGTTTGCGGGTGAAAATCAAGGTCAGTCGCAAGACTTGACGAGCCGTTACTACTGGGTCTATACTTTCCAGCATTGGGTGGATTTGTGGAACTTGACGATGCTTGACCCCGCACAACTGGGAGCGGCGGCGGGAGCAAACTCAACTTGTGCCTACCAAGACACTTACAACGCACTGGCGGCAGCCTTTGCGGCAACGGCTGGACTGGCGGGTTATACTTTCCCTTACGCCACCTTCGGTGCCTTTGTGAATGCGGTCTATCCCCCAGTGATGACTTTTGACCCAACCACCTTCAAGTTCATCATTCAAGCGGATAGCAATGGCTTCGGTGAGCGTCTGACGACTTATGTTCCCGTCGCTCCAGCGTTGCCCGTTGTTGGTCAGCCCACGGCACCGAATGCTCGTCTCTTCTTCAACGCCAATATGTATGGTCTCTTCAGCAACTACGACAACACCTACTACAACACCATAGGCAACACTGGATTGGCGTTCTCACCTTATCCAAATGTTGTTGTCCCCGACGGCTATGTGAATGAAATCCTTTTCACCAACAAGTTCTACCGCAATGTTGCGGACTACCGCTTACCTCCCTACGCTGGAGCACCTCCTCTTGGCTATGTCCCCGCCGCTCTTCAGCGGGTCTATTGGTTGGCGGAGCAAGACTACCCTTCAGTGGATAGTTTGTGGTCTCCCGTCTCGTCCATCGTTTTCACCTCAACTCTTCTGCCCGTCAAGTCAGAGGCTACGGGTGCTCCCGTTGTTCTCGGCACTGGAAACATTGGGCAGAGTTCCGCTACTGTTCAGTCTGCTTTCCAGCCTATTATCACAGACATCTCGTTGGACACGAGCCAACTGGGCGGAACGGCTGCTTACCGCCAGTTCATCTACTACGCTCCGTCCGCCGAATACCGCCTTTCCGACTTCTCCACTTCCAAGCAAGACATTCGCAACATTGATATCCAAGTCTATTGGAAGAACCGCTTGGACAACCAACTCTACCCCATCAATATGTTCAACCTTTCGTCCGTCGCCATCAAAGTTATGTTCAAGCACAAGGACGCCAAAGCATAAGACACCCAAGACACCCAACCCGACAAGTCCATCAGTTCTCAAACTTTTCCTCCACGAGGACAACTTTGAGATTTGCCCATCTTGACCATCTTGTCCCGAAACTAACTCTCGCCAAAAAAAATGTGGGTATAGGGTATAATACCAGATGAGTGCCGACATTGAGAAACTCGCCGTTTTTGATAGCCGCATCGTCCAGTCTCGCCCGAAGTATGCCGTTGAGAAGGGTGCTCTCTCGCTGACGAACGCCCCGTTCAACGCCATTGCGGCGACCCAGTCCCAGCACACCTACAACATCTATGTCCCGAGCGAGAATGTGTATGTAGATAGGGGTCTGGAGTGGTCCTCTACTGTTTTTATGAGTTTCAACGCTCTCCAGCAGACCCCTCCCATTGCGGGTCAGCCCCTTGTGACCTATGGTCGTGACTGGTCTCTGTGTGCCTTCCCACTCAACTCTCTCTGCTCCACGCTAACGGCTACGATTAACGACACCACGAGCGTCATCAACTCCCAAGATGTGCTGAAGGAGGTTCTCCGTATGACGGACTTCAAGAAGAACCGCCTCCAGCGGACTTGCCCGACGATGCTGGACAAGTATCAGTCTTACAACGACGCCGCTGGTGCCGTTAATAACCCGATTGCTGGTTACGAGAACGCCACGGACTACTCCGAGACGCCCAATGGTGCTTGGTATAATGTAATCTACACGGACGCCCAAGGCAACCCGCTCGGCTCCTCTTACGCCACCTATGGTCCCGCCTTTGTTGGTGCGTCTTACGCATCGCTGAATGGTGTCCCCGTGGCTCCCAAGGTCTGGTCTCCCGCCGTTACTTATGCGGCGGGTAACCTTGTCCAAGACGCCAACACGCTCTGGTTAGCCGTCGCTCCCGTTGCTGGAACTGCCCCCGTTGCTCCCGCTTGGACGAGCCTCGGTGTGGCTGATGTGATACAACAGACCATCTACTTCCGCTGGGGTTCCACGGAGAAACTGGTTCTGTCGCCCTTCACCTTCTCCGACACGCACGAGTGGGACACGGGTCTGTTCGGCATCAATAACATTCAACTGATTATGAACTTACAAGCCCCGACACGCCTTGTCCGCTCCACCACACGCTATGGTGCGACCCTCTCGTCAATCGGCTACAACGCCACCTCGTCCAGCGGTTCATTCGCCAACTCTCGTGTGAATGTCCAGTTCCTAACGCCGTCGCTTGATGTCCCACTGCCGCCCAAGAGCGTGGTCCCTTATATGGAGTTTCCGAGATACATTACTCAGTATCAAGGTGCGGCGATTGGTGCGGGTGCCGTCCAGCAAATCCAGTCCCAGACGATTACGCTACCGCAGATACCCGACCTATTCATCATCTATGTGAAGCCCCAGTCCTACTACCCGACGCAAGGCGACTGGTATTTCCCCGTGGCGACGGCGGCGGACGGCATCAACAACCCTCTAACGATTAACTTTGATAACTTCTCTGGTCTCTTATCTTCGCAGACGGCGGAGCAGTTGTATTCAATGTCCGTCCATAATGGTCTGGAGATGGACTTCAACACTTGGGTGGGTGAGGGTCACTCGGCGGCTGCTCTCCAGACGGGCACCCTTGGCGGTTCTCCCCAGAACTTCGGTGGTGCGTCGGCGGGTCGTGTTCCCCTTGTTGGCGGTCTGCTGGTCCTCAAGCCTTCGCAAGACATTACCCTACAAACGGGTCAAGCACCCTCCCTCGTAGGTAACTTTACCTTCCAGTTCAATCTAACGATTAAGAACACCTCGGCATCTGCCCAGTCTGGCGTCCAACTCTTCGTCATCACGGCGAACTCTGGCTTCTTTGAGAGCATTCGTGGTAGCAGCCGTATCATCAAGGGTGTTCTGTCCGAGCAAGACATTATCTCCGCTCCTCTGGCTCCCCAAGGCACTCGTGATATGCTCCAGCGTTATGTTGGCGGTCAAGGTATGGGTGGTTCCCTCGCCAATGTGCTCTCCAAGGCGAAGGAGATTTACCACGCCACGAAGCCACTGGTCTCGGGTCTCAAGGGTATGCTCCCCGAACACGGGCACCTTGGTATGCTCCGCAAGGGTATGTCTGCCGAAGGCTACGGCACGGGTGCTGGAACGGGTGCTGGAACGGGTGCTGGAACGGGTGCTGGAACGGGTGCTGGAACGGGCGGTCGTCGGCGTGGCGGACTGGACGCTCGTCTAATGTAAAACTTCTCCGACAAGAAACACTCCGCCAAAAAAAATGTGGGTATAGGGTATAATACCAGATGACTACTCCGATTGTCGCTGCCCCCGAAACTCTCCAGCAAATCTCTTGGACTGCGGGTCTCCAAGTCGGTGCGAGTGGCGTTGATTGTGCTGGTCAAGTCGCTGCGACCGACACACTATCAGTCAAAGCCAATCGTGCGACGGCGGGAAGCGTCCCAACATTCTATCGTCTTGATTGCGTCCCCGTAACGGGTTTGGGTCTCACCGCCAACAATCTCCAAGTCACTGGTCAGTATGACGCCGCACTGACTTCTTCTACTACGATTGAACACGCCAACATCTACGCAGTCACCTCTACGGGCGTGGCTGGTTCGGCGGCGTTGAGCGTGTTCCAGACGAACAACTCCAAGCCACTGAACTACACTGCCCCTTGGATTGGAACTACGACTGGAAACGGAGGCACTCCCGTTGTTGTGGCGTGTGTTGGTATCCCAGCCACTGCTTCTATTCGCTTCTTCCTTGCGGGTGGTTCTATTGCGGCGTTTGCTGCGGGTATTGCCGCTCCTTCTGCCGTCAGCGTCCAAGCCAATGTGTCCTTCACATACACGGGCACGACTGGAGCAATCTACGGCTACGAGGTTCTCCTTGCTTAAAAAAATCTATTCCAAAAGTAAATGTCCGACACAACACCCTTTGTCGCAACCATCAAACATCTATATTCGGCACCAAAGGGAACGAATATAAGTGTGGATACGGCTGGAAACCCCGTGTATCTATTTGAAGCGTATTGTCCTCATCATAATAATGCTCTTCTCTGCTTTCAATGCGTGGGTCGGCAGACGCAGACTACCACAATATCTTCAACGCAAGATTGTTCGGGGAAAACGGGTCCTTCCGCCAGTTTCCTTTCATCGCCGAGTGTGACTTTTGAAACACATTCTGGTGTTTCGCCGCCTCGCCTCTGGGAACTTTACCCGAAGCCTCCAAATGTCGCCACAATAGAAAGTCATTATACCCAACTCGTCCAAACTTTATCATCTTCCCATCAGCGTTAGGGATTGCGAGTTTGTGTTCTCCATCGTCGGCGAACCCCAAGACTTTGTAAGGCAGTCCAGCAGACTTTGCCGCCGCTTGTGCCTCCTTGAGATACTTGGACGGCGAGATGCCGAGTGACTTGAGTTGTGCTTGAAATGATTTGTGTGCCTTCACACCCCCAGCAAACTGGTCCAGCATATGCCCTTGATAAGTGTTGTATGCCGTCCCAGCGTAGGGAATAGCACTCACCAACTTCTCCCACCACTTCTTCTGCCGTTGCGGACGCACCTCTGGCTTCTTCGCCAAGAAAGGTTTCGCCAATGCGTAGAGCGGGTCGTTTTCTGCGAAGATGCGTTCATTGGGAATGCTTGTGTCTGATAAGTTCTGTGGCTGAATGGCGGGATTGTAAGAGACGCCGTTCTTGAGCAGTCCCTTCTTGAGGAAACTATCCAAAATGGCTCCGCCCAATGAGTGTCCGACACCATAGTAGTCGTTGGCTGATGGAGGATACTTCATCTGGAACTGCTGGAGAGTGTTCAAGTCGTCCTTGAAGCGGTCACTGCTTTCCAGTTGTCCAGCGGCAATCATCGCATCTGCCTTCACATCACGGAGGTCTGTTGGCTTGGTTCCACGAATGCCGACAACAATGGTGTTGTCTGGTGCCTTGTAGAACTTTAAGGTGGGCGTCGCACTGATGAGCGTGAGGTCACTGACTTGAGCCGATGGATTGGCTTGGTAAGACTGCGTGGCGATTTGCTGGAGGACATTGCGAGACGGAATGGGACCACTGCCGAGAATGGAGCGAGGGCGGGTCATACCATATTTCTTGAACACACTATCTTCGTTTGCTTGTTGTTGTTCCATTTGTGATTGTTCTGGAGTTGTGATGCGATTGGAAGGAGTTGTTAGCATCTGCCGAAATCTTTCACGCATCTCTGGGGTGAATGAAGAAGCACCGCCACGCATCTTTACTTCCGCCGCATATAACGCTCTCATTTGGGCTTCTGCCCGTTCTCGGGGTAGCGGTTCTTTGGAATGCTTGGTTCCATCTTTGCCGATAACCCAATATAAGTCTCTCTTTGGAGCCTTCCGCAGTTTATAGGGCATCTCTATATCTAATCAACATATTTTTTGGGTAAGATGGGTAAGACACCCAATCCGCAAAGTCCGCCAATGGAAAAAACTGGGTGTCTCGTGACTGACTTTACGAACTGGGTGTCTTGGGTGTCTTATTATGTGGAGTGGAGTGGAGTGGGACATTACTTTTCATCTCTCTTCAACGGGCGGAGACCAAGGAAATACGACCCCGCTGGTTTGCGAATGTCGGTTGTGCTCCAATCGTCGGCGAACTCGTCCCAATCCTTGGAACTGAAGGTGTTGCTCATTCGCTTCTGCGGACAACCATTGCGTTCCATCAAGGTCTTGAACTTGGAGGCGGACATATCCTCTGACTTGGTGTTGGTCTGGCGGAGGAACTCATTCCGCAAGTCGGTCGCACCGAGCATCAAGTTCTTGTCGGACACATCGCCCTTGGTCTTGTAATGGGCGGTGAGCCACCCATAAACGGCGTCGTTCTCCTCAAGGTAATCCTCACACGCATTCTTGACGGCGTCTGGGAGCACGATGGTGTTGGGAATGGAAGGGAAGATTTCCAAGAGCCACAGAATGAACTCGTCACGCCAGTCCTTGCGTTTCGCCACTTGGTCCTTGAGTTCTGGATTGATTTGGCGTTGATGAGGCTCCACGGGGCAATCCACGAACTGGAGCGGGAAGTTGGTAATCCAGATGCGTTTGGCGAACGCATCGTCCAGCGTGGAGAGTTTGGGCACTCCGTTACACTGGAGGAACAAGCCGAACTGCGGAACGAACTTGATGGGGTCTTTGAAGAGGCGACGAGCCGAAATCTCGTCACCGCCCGTCCATTCCTTAATGCCTCCAATCTGGAGTTTGTCTTCGCCCTCTGGCTCTTGCGACATCACCAGTCGCTTTCCAATCGCCATTGCGAGTTCTGGCTGCGGAGCGTCTTTCTTGTCGGAACGCTTGGTGAGGTTGGAGTTGCCGATGGTGTGATAATAGTCGCCGAACGCCTTCTTGACGAACTCGGTAATCAAACCCTTGCCGTTGCGTCCTCGTCCAGTCCAGACGAAGAACTTCTCGTGCTTCTTGCGTCCGTGGAGTTGGACGGCAATGGTGGTCAGCACGAACTTGAGCATCTCTTCGTTCTCCCAGATGGAGACCAAGAGGTCGTGGAGTTCCTTGCGGACGGCTGGGTTGCTCCGCTTGGGGAAGTCATAACCGCAAGTGAGCGACACCCAGTCGTCTGGGCGAATGTCTCTCACCTCGTTGGCGTCCAAGTCCGCCACCTTGTCGTTGAAGGCGAACAGATGACGGCTCTCGTTCATCTTCTTGACGAGTTCATCGTCGTTGTAGATGCTGGGCAAGAACGACACGACGCCGTCAATGAAGCCCTTGTTGCCGATGTTGAAACCGAACTTGTTACAAGCCTTGATTTTGTCCGCATCGGCTTCGTTGGTGGGGTCCAGCGTGTCCCAGTGCTCTTTGACGACCTCCTTGAGAGACCGCCAGATATCATACATAAGACCGCTTGGGGTCTTCTGGTAATGCTTCCAGACGCTGGAAGGGAGGAGTTGGAACCAGCCAAGGTCTTCGTTATAAACATAAGCGTCGGGCTTGAGGTTGAAGAAGAACCGAGCGGTCTCGGCGTGGTTGGGGTTGCCGATGAGTGCCCAGAAGTCTGTGCGTTGAGGACACAACTCCTTGAAGCGGACGATGTTGTCCTCTTTGAGCCACTTCCACAAGGTCGCTTGTGTGATGTTGCCCTTGCGGAAGCCACGCCAGTGCTTCGCACAATCGCCGTCCTTGTTCTTGGGCGACTTCTTCGCCCAGTCTGCCCAGATGCTCAACGGCACACCCTCGTTGAAGCAGATGAAACCGACTTTGATGAAGTCGTTGTAGTTGTTGTGCCGCTTGGGTGCGAGACCCTCCAGCAGTTGTGCGATGATTGCCGTCTCCGCCGAGGGGTCTGGCTCTTCAACAAGCGTGTTCGTCTCCGTCTCCAGTGTGGGCTGGGTGACGGGCTGGGTGACGGGCTTGGTCCGCTTGGGCGTCGCAACGGGAGCCTCGGGCTCTGGAAGCGGCACACTATCGGCGGGAATGAAGGTGATGAGCGTGTCTTCAATCGTTGCGTCGCCAACGAGTTGGTTCTGTCGCCATTCGTTCTCCTTGGACGAGTTCCACATTCGCATCTTGCGACCAAGTGGGTTATAAACGCTCAAGTCAATGTCCAGAAACTTGTCGGTGAGCGGGTCCTCAAGGAAGACTGGAATGTCGTCGGCGAGAGCCTCCTTGATGATGGGGAACATCTCGTCGGCGACGAACGCTTTGATGGCGTTCTTGGAGCCGTGCTTCTTGGTGAAGTTGATGCGGAAGGACAACTTGTTCTTGCGGGTGCGTTCCTTCTCCACCTTGTGCGTGTCCCACACATTGGCTTCCATCATCGCAATGTCGTGCGGAATGGCGAAGAGGAGTTTCGCTTTGATGGTCTCTCGCAAGTCCTCGTATTCCATCTCGCTCATCTCACCAGCACACCCGTCAAGGTCAATGTAGGCACGATTGAAGACCGAAGGGTTGCGTTCGGTCGGGAGCGTCCGCTCGTAGCAGTTGAAGTTGTCTCGCAGATAAGTGGGAACCTCACTTATCGGCACATCAACGCAGTTCTTGTCTGATGCGAGTAAGCCTCGGGTGATGGTGATTGTCGGGGCGGTCATCTTTATAGTTATAGGAGAGGTTTTCTTTAAACCATCATCTTTCTTTCCATCAGCGTAATCCGTTTTCACCAGTTCGTTTTTACTCGTCATTGATGCGTTGCTCGTGTTGGCGGGGCAAGGCATCGGGGTTCTGGAGACGGCGAACGGCGAAACGGAGGCGTCACTTTTTTACCGACCCCGCACAGCGAACCGCTGTTAAATGGCGGTAAAAAAGTGACGGGTCAAATCCGCCAAAACGGAACACCATCGCCGCTTGTTTCCGTTGTTTCCAAGATGAAGCCCTCTTATGCCTCCGCCCTTTCAGCCAACGCTGCCGACTTTCCTCCGCCTCCAGAGCCCAGCCCACTCTTTCCGCCCATTCGCACTGCTCCAGCGATGCGTTGGGGCTCTTTCAAGATTGATTACGACGACATCATCTACAAGGCTTTCACCATTCCACCGCCAAAGCCCACGATTGCGTGGGTGATGTTGCGGAACATCTTCTACGACCACCCAGCCTGGATTGAGGTGTCTTCACCGCCGCATCAAAACTCCAACGACGACGCACTCCATCTCTCGCTGCGGGTCTTCGCCAGTGAGAAGAGGACGGCTTATCACACCATTCACATCAATGGTCGCCTTGAGGGCAACGGCAGTGAGTTCGGTGCCGTCACTTTCTGGAATGAGACGATGGAAGTCCAAGTGGGCGTCAAATGTAATGGAGAGAAGACATTCACGCAAATCCGTGAGATGGTTGCGGATTGGACACCGCTTCGCCGTCCTCGTCACCCAAGGTGCGAGAAGTGCGGTGCCCACCGAGAGTTGTTCAAGCACTGCGAGAGGTGCGGCGACGATAAGAGCGATGATTAGATAAGACACCCAAGACACCCAATGCGTAAAGTTCAGTCACACAACCCAGTTTTTTCACCAGTCGGGACTTTGCGGATTGGGCATCTTACCCATCTTGCCGCCGATTTTTGAGATTATTACCGAGATGTAATCAAATATATGCGAGATTTCATTCCTTATACTGATTTACCAGTAAAAAAATATATTTTTTTACTTGAAAATAGGTTTAGGTAATCAAATCGTGTAAAAATGTCCCGCCAGTGATGGTTTAAAGACATCTTAACCTATTAAATATAGAAAACAATGCGGGTAAAAGTGTATGAACGCCCCGACAAGCCAAAGGAGTTCTTTACGATGAAGGAAGCAGCGGCACATTACGGCAAGACAATCAGCCAACTGCGTCGCATTTACAAAGTGGAGAGGGTTTATTCCGTTGGTCACTGGGACGATGTGGATTTGGATTTCTTGAAGGAAGTCGCCGTCGCCAGATACGGAAGCAAGAAACCCCCGAGGTGTTTAATCATCTAATGCGGAAAAAAATGATTGATTTAAAAATCTTCTCCAGATATATAAACAAATGTCTGCGATGAAGGTCACCGAGTTTATGCTGAACCTTTCCAAGCAACTGATTGAGGAGAAGAAGGTCTCCGAGAGCACTGCGGCGGCGTATATCAAGTCCCTCTACATTCTCAACGACAAGGTGCCGTTCAAGACGCTCACCTTCATCAAGAACACCGAGGGCATTGAGAACAAGATTAAGGCGTATGCGGACAACACCCAGAAGGCACTCTACACAACGATTGCCTCCGTCCTATCGCTTTTCAAGGACAAGCCAACTTACAAGAAGGCTTACGCTCACTACTACGAGAAGATGATGGGCAAAGCAAAGGAGATGAAAGAGGCTGGTGGTGAGAGCGGCGACAAGACAACAAAAGAGAAGGAGAACTGGGTTGATTGGAAGGAGGTTCAAGAGAAACACAAGGCTCTTGGAGACGCAGTAGGCAAGTTTGTCCAGCAGAAGAACATCACTCCCGAGCAGTTCAGCGGTCTCCTTCATTGGGTCGTTCTGTCTCTATACACAGAAGTTCAGCCCCGCCGTAACCAAGACTATCTTGATATGTATGTCGTCAAGAAGTGGAAATCCGATATGCCGACGGACAAGAACTACCTTGACCTCGCCACCAAGAAGTTCATCTTCAACCGCTACAAGACCCAGAAGACCTATGGTCAGCAGTCCATTGAAATCCCAGAGACGCTGATGAAGGTCATCGCTCTCTACCTCAAGCACCACCCACTCGTCAAGGGCAATAAGACCAAGACGACTGAATATCGGTTCCTTGTGTTCCCCGATGGAACGCCGCTAACTGCGGTGAATGCTATAACTCGTATCCTAAATCGCATCTTCGGCAAGAAGGTCGGAAGCAGTATGCTTCGTCATTCCTTCTTGTCGTCAAAGTATGATATCAAGGAGATGGAGCACGATGCGGAGGCGATGGGACATTCGGTGAGCGAACAAAGGAACTACTTGAGAGGAAGCGGCGAGAACGAGATGGTCGTCAATGTTCCGATGATTGAGGGATAGTCGCCTCAAAGGGGTTCATATCCTCTACTCCACATACATAATACCAAAGTTGCCCAATCTTCCTCTGTATCTTCCACAGATAATCTTTATGGACAATCGCATATGCCGCCTTCGTCTCACCAGTGACTTCGTTGGCGAGTTTTTCCATATCCATCACCTTCTCGGACCACAACATTACATCATCGTATAGGGCTTTCATCTCCTCAATGTTGAAGCGAGGCATTGTATATCTCGTTTCAAGATTTAATCTCGCCGTCCTTTACGCATCAATCAAACTTGACTACAATAGGACCTTCCTTTATTTCAACCTTGGGGCTCGGCTTCTTTGCCCGTTTCTTTCGGGGCTTCTTGTCTTCCTTGGGTTGTATTATCACAAGTCGGGGGTGGTCATCACTCAACACATTGGTTTCTTTGTTCGGCATCTGCTTCTGATATGATAGAAGAGAAGTCTTCCATCGCTGGGGACGCATATGCGGCACAGAGTTGCTCCACAATCTTCGGCGTCAGTGTGTGATACTTGTCGTTATCAATGGTGCCTCTAAAGAACGCCCGTAGGAAGTCGTCGGTCGTCGGGTCGGCAATGACCACCTCCATCGCCTTCCGTATCTTGTTCGCAACATTGGTGTGATACTTGTCTCGCATCTTCTGGCGGACCTTGACGATGTCCTCGGGGTTCTCGGCAAGGTGTTGGCGAAGAGCATCTCGTCGCTCGGCGTCACGCTGACGCATACGCTCCTTCAGTGCCTCCTTGTGCTTCTCGTAGTAGGCTTTCTGGGCTTGGCTCGGCATCTCTATACCTAATAGGTGAGATTATCTTTAAACCATTACCCCGCCGAAGTCCGTTGTCCCGTATATGGAGTTCCCCCAAATGTGGGTTTCGCCAAAAGTTCATTTTCTCACATATATACAGAATGGAAAGCGAAGGCATTAGAGAGTTGCCTATTCGCAACCGAGTGAAATATGACGAAGCAAGACGGAAACTTCTTGAAATCTTGAGTGAGACAACCATCAAACCGATTGTTCCCGTCCGTCCAAAGAATGTCGGCAAGAACGCACAAGGCTATCCGACACGCCCAACAAACCGAGGCGATGTGATTGGAACCATTGGACGAACAATGACGATGGGGTTTGGAATGGTGAAGTTCAAAGGATACAGAGAGTTCGTGGCGAATGCGAACCACCCAGTGCTTCTGCGACGACTGGTTGAGTTCGGCAATCTGTGTGTTCCCAAGGGCTGGACATACGAAACAATCTCCGTCAATGAAGGCGTCAAAGCCAAGAAGCACAAAGACGGATACAACAATGGAGATAGTGTGATTGTGGGCATCGGCGATTACACTGGCGGAAATCTCAAGGTGTGGGACGAGAACGACGAGAATGTGAAGACCTTCAACATTCACGACCGACCATTGATGTTCAACGGAGCGTTACATTACCATCAGACCACGCCATTCAAAGGCACCCGTTACACTTTCGTCTTTTATCGGCAGAAGAAGCACGGCAAAGTCAAGGGCGTTGTGATGAAAGGCAGTGGCGATGACCGCTATTTGTCGCCAGAGGAAGAGGCAGAGGCTGAAGGTGGCGTCGTTGGATAATCGGGGATTGTTGGAAGAGTTATGGTTTGAACCAAGCCCCTTGTCTTGTTGGAAACTTCACTTTCACAACTTCAACCAACCAACTTGTCTTGTTGGAAATCTCACTTTGATAACTTCGCTGGTCTTCTGGGATAAGACACCCAAGACACCCAAACCGCAAAGTTCTGGCTTGGCGATTTTTCAACTGCTCTCGTGAGGACTTTACGAACTGGGCATCTTGCCCATCTTACCCGCATAAAAATCTAACCTAATACAAATGAGACTTCTTCCACTTCTTTTCAGCGGCGTTCTGGCGTTGAATGCCTCACTAACTTCAACGCAAACAAGAACACGCACTCGGTCGTTCTCTCCAACTCGGTCTGGACAAGGGTCCATTGCCCGTTCTCCAGTGAGCACTTTCAGTTCAACTTGGACACGAACACGAACTGGACTTTCAACCCCAACAATATCCAGTTCGGCATCAAAAAGCCGAACCTTCACCTCCACGCCAACCCGAACTATTCGGGCGTCCATTGCTTCCACTTTGTCTCCCACTGGAACGGCAACTCGCACACGCACGGCAACTTGGACAAGAACTCGCACGGCAACCAACACTGGACCTTCCTCTCCCACCAAAACTGGGAGCGGTGCTCAATCGCAAACCTCGTCGCTCACGAACGCTATCACTCCATCGCAGACCCAGACGCAAACTGGAACACCAACACAAACTGGAACTCTCACTGGAACGGCAACCCAGACGGGAACAATCACTGCGACCCCGCCCACCACATCAAGTTACACTCGCACCGAGTTGCCTCAAGCACTGGCGGCTCCAGCACAAGAAGCACCCAACTCGCAATACATCACCATTGGAAGCGTTTTGGGTTGCTTGGTGCTGATGACCATCGTTGCCGTTTCCATTCTGTTCAGCACACGCAGAAGGCAAAAACCATTTCACTTTGTTCCAACGCAGATGAGCACAATCCCGACATCAATGCTCACTCTCAATCCTCACCAGCAGAACCTTTCCTCTCGGGTTGCGTTCTCGCCCCAGCAAACAAATCTCTAAAGAGAGTGGTGTGTTCGTCTATCGGTTAGGACGCTCGGCTTTGAACCGAGAAGGAGCGGTTCAACTCCGCTACATACTAAACAAAAACCATTTAAAAATGTTTTTTGTTTGGTTTTTTTGGTTTTGTTCTTTTTTGTTTTGTTTTTGTTTTTTGGGGTGATTAACTGGTTTCACTCGGCATCGCTCTGCGAGGGGCTCTTGGGCAGTGGCGGCAGCCGACCCATTCGGGCTGGAATGACCTTGGTCGCATTACACTTGTCGCAGCAGACGCCCTCCTTGACGGGCTGGGCGTTGTTGCCGAAAGGGCAGTCGCAAGGCTTGGAGCAGAGGACGCACTTGGGCTTGGGGTGGTTCGCCCACTGGGCACGATGCTCGGCTTGGCGGCGGTGATAATCCTCCAGAAACTCCTCAAGAGAGTTGAAGGTCTTGGTGATGGGCTCGTTGTTGTTGTTGTTGGAGGAGGAAGACATCTTGGAAAGGAATGGAAGGTCGGCTTGAGATGGAGTTTCTTGGGGACGGCACAATCCGTTTTCAATCAAACATACCCGTCACTTTTTTCCACCGATTAACAGCGGTTCGCTGTGGGTTGAGGTAAAAAAGTTGAAGCCTCGTTTCTCCGTTTGGTCATCATCGCCGTCCTCTTTCATTCCCTTTCACACACGAGATGTCTTCCTCCGCACACCCTTCCTCCACCCTTTCCTTCAAGACCTTTGAGACCCGCTGGACGGCAAAGGACCCCAT